TAAATTATCCTTTTGGTTCAGAACCATTGCGAAAACCCTCCGCCATTCAATCCGACGCCCACCATGCGTATCGTCGCGACAGCGTCACCCAGATACTGCATCGTCTGCTCCTGCACAGCTTGAACAGCTTTGGCTTCGTAGGCCACTGCTTCCTGAATCAAATCGTTCTCCTCCTTACGAATCGCCATGACCATCAGCTTGATGGCGTCGGGACACGGGGGAATGAGGTAGTCATTAACGCTTGTCGCGTTGATGTGGCGCATCTTCGCCATCACCGTTACCGGCTTGTCCTCCTCGTTGTTGCAACGATCAGCGAGGTAACTGCGACGATACTGCGGCAGAGTTTCATCAGGGTCGTAAACTGCCAGATCCAACTCTAGCAGCGTCGTCGCATCGTACTCGTACAAACGGCTTGCCGTGTTCGTGGCTTCGCGGATGACGCCGGTCAGAGTGGTGAACTTCTTGGTCGATTGAGTGTACGGAGCAGCGATAATCAACTCTTCTCCATCAATCCATTTTCCGCTGCCATCCTGTGTCCGAATCCAGTTTCCGTTCGCATCAATTCCTTGGAGCGTAATTTTTTTGCCAATGTCTGAATCGTCGCCACGGTAGACTCGAAGATAGCTGTTAGTACCGCCAGACATGTCGCGGTAAGAAACCACAGTGCCACGGTCAACAAGCTGCTTACCAGCGCACACTTGGTTTCCATTGAGAAGTCCGTATCCGGTTTCCTGAAACTCAAACCATTGATTGCGAACCGTTCCAACTCCGCAGCAATCGGCGATGGCTTCAATCGTCTCGATCTGACGCGGCCAAGTGATGCAGCCTCCGACCGTGTGAATCGTGAAGCGTCCGTACGCGCCAGCCCACAAACCTTTGTGAAGCAGTCGTCGGCACGCCTGATTGATGTACTCGTAAACGCGAGCGTCATCGACGCAAACGCCGATAGCCCGAGCAATCGTTGACCTGATATCTTGGACGATCAGCTTCATTTGGTGTAGTAGACTCGGCTGGTTCGCTTGATGAAGTAAACACCATAGAACGGCGGAAGATTGTTGTGCGCCGCATCGCCACCAGTGGATGAAGTGGCAACATTGGCTGTAGTGCCGTACTGAACACCATTGGCTCCACCATTATTTGCATCCGCAGTCACAAGCGGGAAGAAGTTGTGACTGTGGGCAGGTATCTCTGGTACAGTCAGAGTATGCTTATCCTCACCAGCAACAGCGGTCGAAGTAACCTTTCCTTGGACAACTACCACTCCGCTTGCCGCGAACGTGCCAGCGCCAACCGGGAATCGCGCCTCAAACTCGGTGTCAACCTCCCACATTGGCCCTGACCAGTTGCTTAGGGTGTTGGTGTTTCCGCCGTCGTAAGTTTGAAGATCGGTGGTTGTACCAACGTAAACACGACGCTCGGAAGATCCGATGGCGACAGGATTTTTTCGCAACCAATAGCCATCCTTGTAAATCCACCAATTGCCATCTTCATCCAACCAAGGGTAAACCTGATTGTTCAGCGCCGGAACAGATGCACCGAAGTTGAAGAACGAGTTACCAATCGAACTATTGAACGTCGCCTGGGTGCCACTGATGACATCGTTGGCCAACTGTTGGTAGTTGGTCGGACAATACCCGACCGGCAAACTCGGGGGCGTCAGCGTGATGAGCGTAAGGTTTGGCATTCTGTTTCTATGGGTTGACAGATTCCGACGTGTAAGTCAGCGGGTTGATATCGCACGCACTAATCGGTGTGCATGCAGGGAACACCGTCCGGCAATCACCAACACTCGGCTCCTGAATATCGTAAGCGTGAACTCGAAGACTCTTGATGCGGCAGTATCCAATGATGTTCATCGCAACCTGAACCTCGTAAAGATTCCGAGCCGGAGTGCTGATCGTCTCGTTGCACGGAGCATCTGAAGGCGTCGGGAAACGCATCTTCGGACGATACTGCGGCTTGAAGTTTTGAATCGGGCAAAGATCGAAACACTGCGTCGTCGTCGCGCACTCAGAAAAGTCAGTCCACTCAATCCAGCCAGGATACTGATCAGGCCGATAGGTGACGTTGAAGGAGACATCACCCTCAAGTGAGTCGATGAACAAGTCGCCTGAATCTAGTCGCTTCAATCCAAACGGAACTTCGAAGTTGTAGGCGCGAGTCTGCACCTGCCACTCAATCTCCTTCTTACCATCCGGGATATTGTTATCGAACTTGTCCGCCTTGGTGACTTCCCAGATTTGAATCGAGTCATCTGATCCGCGAGCGATGCAGAAACACTGATCGCCGTAAGCGTTCTCAGTCTTGACGATCTGAAGCACATCAAGTCCGGTCCAGATTCCTGACCACGCAGGCGGAAACTTTTTCCGCATCGACGTAATCAGGTCGAAGTCCAAGACAGCCAACGCCTTGTGAATGACACCCTCGGCATTGTACCGAGGCTGACAGGTCATCAGCAACCGATTGTCGAACACGACCGCAGAACTGGCCCACAAAAGATTCGTCTGATCGTTCTCAATGACATTCAGCATCTCGCTGCTGATCGGGGTGTTGCCCCAGTCGGTGAACGAGCGTCGAGCAATGATGAACGAGCGGACGCCATCGACAGCGCGGTAAAAGACATCGCCATTGATAGTAATGGCCGACCGAGAACCAAGCGCACCGCTCGTAAGCAAGCTAATGGCCTGAATCGGATAGTTCAGGTTCTTCCAAACATCACGATCAACAGGCGCTTGAACCGAGAAGACGTATCGAGGCGTGAAGACTAGAAGCGGACCTTGACCGAGCGAGGTGTCAGGATCGCCTGGGACAGCCATCGCTGTGATGCCACCTGAATCCGACGGAACCGCAAAGTCTCCGCCTTCATTGAGGAAGGTGTTCTCGGTTTCCTTGAGAACACTCGCTCGCGTTCCATCCCCATAAACGATGTCGGTAGCGCGGAATGAAAACCCATCTGGAAGAGCGTACCAGATACGGCCATTGACGTAGGCCATAACCTTGCCGGTCTTAATCTCATCGTCGCTCGCTCGACGTAGACTTGTCCCGTTGAAGATTAGTGGCCTGCTAAATCCATCCTGAATGACAACGAAGTTCTCAGCCTGAACCATCCAGCCATCTAGCAGGTTGGAAGGATTCTCTAGGTCAGCAGAAGTTGTGAGGCTCTGAGCATTGTTCTGAAGGCAGTTGTAAAGCCACACTTTACCACTGATCAGCATCAGTATGAACGTGCGTCCATCGTCGGCAATGTAGGGCAGCGCACATTGGAACGTGCCGGTTAGCGACTGAGGTCCGTAGCAGTCCTCCGACCAGCCATCCGCCGTAACGTTTGTCTGGTCAGCGGTAATCTGATCGTTGTCAGCCGTGATGGTGACGCACAGGTCGTAATCCTTTTGAACGAAGCCGGGGCGGCATGAGACAAACCCCTGTCGGAAGTTGGCGTTGACCGCGAACGCCACCTGATTCTTGTCCACCTCAGACGGCATCACGCCAGCGTCAATGCCACCCTCAAAGGTGACAGATCCGTCCGTGTACCTCCGTGGTGCGCGTTCGCTCATGGTTTAAGCCTGAATACGCTGGACTGAGAATGAGGAGCCGGTTTGGACGATTACATCGTGCGAAGTTGTCTGAATCAGAATGTCGTAGTAATCGCCAACGACAGACGCCTGATCAATGTAAGAAAACGAGACGGACGGTAACGATTGGGTGGTGCTTGCGCTGACATTAAACGAAAGCGTTTGAAAAATGTTTGAACCTAGTTTCCTTAAGTAAATTACAACCTGAGCAACGCCGCCATCACCAAGAAGATTGAACAGACCTTCAATTTTGTAGTATCCAGTGTACGGAACCACAAATCGACCAGTTGCGGCAACAAAGCCAGAAGACGGATCTAGGTTTGCCCAAGATCCAGAAGGAAAGTCTGTTAGACTAAACGGATTCTTGGTTGTTCCAGATACAATGGTGTTAGTTCCAGTCACCCTCCGCGTAAACGTGACGTAGCTGAACGGGACAATCGACGGAGCCGACAGCGTGATGTTTCCTGCGCTGTTCGTAACGACAATCGGAGCCGTTCCGACAATCTCCTTCTGAAGATAAGCCGCTCCGTCGCCGACCGGAATCTTGTTCGCGGGAGCGGTCGTCAGGTTTGTGCCACCCTTAGCAATCGGAACCGTGCCGGTAACATCGGCAATAGGAATCGTGGAAACAGTCGAAACCGCGCCAAATCCGCTTGATCCTTGAGTCTTGAGGTAGCCAGCCGACAACGAATCAAGAGCAGTCTCGTTAGTCAGCGTGGCGTCAGCGGTGCGACAAATGTACGACGCGCCAACCGGAGCGCCGCCGGATACACCGGGCGTACCTTGCGGACCAACTCCGCCAGCAAGCGTTACAAGAGAACCCGATGGAATTAAAGTCGTGGGAACCGCATTAGCGATTCCAAGAACTCCAGAAACAGGATTTTGAAGTGTGACGTTGAGTCCTGTTACATCCGTCACCTGCATGTACCCAACACCCTGAATTGAAACAAAGAACTGTCCGGCGACTGATTCAGGGAGAAAGCTGGTGCCACTCAACGGAACCACAACCGATGCCCCTAGTGCGGGGACAAAAAACTGAGCCGTCGTGTAGGAGAACGAATCGATACCATCCGTTCCATTGGTGCCGTTGGTTCCAGCCGGACCTTGTGGGCCGGGGATATTCACGACTACCGGCTCGGAGTCGCAAGGCTGGCAACAGCCGGATGAAGAAACAAGTTGCGACGGCATAATTTTCCTTTCGCAGAACCTCAAGTCCAACGACAACTAATGCAAGGCCAAACTATGGCAGAGCAAGCGTCCGAGCATCCATTGATTCAGCATAAGTACGGGATTCGTTCACCCGTCAAGATTCCAGACCTAGAACTGGAACTTTACGCATTCCGAAACCGGCTCCAACCCAATGAGGGTGGGCTAGGCACCTTCGACCATTTTGTTAACGCCACCAAAATGCTCTGGCCAAAGATGAGCTGGAATCCGTGGCTTGAAGCTCAAGTCGAAAGTCTCTGCGAACACGATTACGTTGGGTGGGCGGGATGCGGCGCGTCCGGTAAGACCTTTGGAGCAACACTTTTCGCGACAGTCTGGTGGTTGGCCAACCCTTCCAAGACAACCGTTGTCCTAACATCGACGACCGCGAAGATGATCCGCAAGCGTATGTGGGCCAATCTTCAGGATCTGGTTCGTAAGTCGCGAGGGTTCCCAGGCAACATGGTCGATTCGAAGATGGCGCTTCAGGCCATCAAAGGCGACGACCGTCATTCGATTTCAGCCATTGCCGTCGCCGAGGGAAACACTTCGAAGGCTGTGGCCAACATCCAGGGTATTCACGCCGAGCGGGTGATGGTCATCATCGACGAAGCGACGGACACGCCCGAAGCAGCTTTCGAGGCTTGCACCAATCTTTCGAAGGGTTGCCGCGAGTTCAAGATGCTGGTCATCGGAAACCCTGCTTCGAAGTACGATCCGCACGGACGCTTCTGCACACCGGCAAAGGGTTGGCGCAGCGTTACGATTGAGGATCAGCATTGGCTGACCGAACGCGGCATGTGCCGACGGTTTGACGGCATGAAATCGCCCAATATTAGCGAAGGGCGAACGAAGTACCCATACCTCATCACGCACGATCAGGTCTTGTCGGCAATGCGGCATGAGGGTGAGCAAAGCCCCACATTCTGGAAGTACACACGCGGATTCTGGAGTCCTGACGGCATGGTCAAGACGGTGTTGTCAGAATCGCTGATTGAGACGCACACACCTACAAGAAACTTGGTGTTTACAACCAATGTCCAAGTCGTCGCCGGACTCGATCCGGGATTTGGTGGCGATAGATGCGTTCTACGCTTTGCCAAGATTGGCACCGCAAACGACAAGGCGAGCGTACTTTTCGGCGATGTGGTTCAAATCTCACCGAACGCCGCACTGACCGAGCCGGTGCATTACCAGATAGCCAATCGAGTTAAAGAGGAATGTGCCAAGCGCGGCGTTGCACCGGACAAATTCGCTCTGGATTCAAGCGGTGAAGGTGGTGGTTTGGCCGACATTCTGACCCGCGAATGGGGTGTTGTTCATCGCGTTGAGTTTGGCGGTTCTCCGTCAACCATCCCGGTCAGCGACGAGGACAGTAGGCCATGCAATGAGGCATACGACCGCAAGGTGACTGAACTCTGGTTCTCGATGCGAAAATGGGTCGTCGAAGAGCGTGTTGGCGGTATGGATATCGAGACATTGCAGGAGTTCTGCTCACGCATGTTCGACGATTCCAAGCGGAAGATATCGGTCGAATCGAAGACCGTGATGAAGCAACGAACCGGAAAATCACCTGACTTGGCCGACGCTGCTGTAGTCTTGCTTGATCTAGTCCGCAAAACCGCCTCCTTCGAACCGCGAGCAAGCAGAATGGATAAAGTCTGGGAAAAGCTCGTTCGAGATGCTGATTCAATTTATTACGACGACTTATGAGCAGTAACGTCACCGGATACAAAGTACTGAACGAACACATGGTCATCCCTGGCGGGTGGCATTACCGCGTGCCTGAGACTGGCATTGAAATCATGGGCGGATCATGGCCGCAGCTCCATGAGTTCGTTCGTAACCATTACACCGCCAATGCGATTAAAATTCCCGAAAATCTCGACACATTAATCACCGAGTATTCGTGTCGTAACGGAGCCGACTGCATGTACAACGAAGTTGAAATCCGTAAGCCAGAAGGCCGTAAATCCCTACAAATTGGCGATGTAATCCGCTTTAGCATGAGCCTGCTTCATGGTCTGACCGTGGGCGGCGGCAAGGTTGATCAGGCAGAAGCCACGCGCAGGGCGTCAATCTGCTCAACCTGCACCTACAATCGCAAGCCGCTTGGATGCACGGGGTGTAACGCTCGGGTGCTGAAGGAGGCGGTAAAAACTTTTTCTCAACACGGCAGTACACCGCTAGACGAAAACCTACAAAGCTGCGAATTTTGCGGTTGCTTTATCAGAAGCATGGTGTGGTTTCCCATTGAAACACTCCATAAATTTACGGACGCTACAGAGAACAAAAACCTTCCGGCCCACTGCTGGAAAAAACGACCATGTACGGAAACCTAGCCCAACTGCCGCTTGAAACCCTCAACGAAGACGGTAAAGCGCCAGAGACGCGCATAGCCGACGCGGCGTCAGCGCGCGAAATCTTCCAGAAGCTCATCATGGCCGACGAGCTTCGCAATAGCACTCGGGCTAAGCTGCGCGGTCTGGTTGATGGCAATCCGCCGTACAATCCCGCCGAGTTGCGCCGTAACAACCAAGCGTTCCGAACCAATGTAAACTTCCGCGAGTCGGAGGCGTTTTTGACGTTGGCCATGTCTGCCTTCTACGACGTGTTCGCCGAGGTTCCGACCTACGCAAACATTCGTACCGCTTACGGCAATGACATGGATAAGCGGGAGGATTGGTCGAAAGTTATCACCGAGGAGTTCGACCGGCTTCAGAAGCTCGACAAGGATTTCGATTACATCGTCCAGCTCTCACAGCGCGAAATGGTTTTGATTGGTGATGGTCCGCTGATCTTCGAAGATAGCACCAACTGGCGCTGCAAAGCCATCATGGCGACGGATCTTCTTGTTCCCGATGGAACCAAGTCGAATGTCAGTGATTGGAAGGTGGCCTGCGTCCGCACTCGCATGGGTGTTGATGACCTGTTCGAGAAGATTCAGGACGAGAAAGCAGCAGTAGCCGCTGGATGGAACGTTGATTATGTCCGTCAGCGGATTCGCGCCGCAATGCCCGAGCCGTATCGTTCTGGTGTTCAGTACGACTGGGAGTTCTTCCAGCGCCAGCTTCGCTCGAACGACATCACCTTCTCAGCTCGCTCCGAGGTGGTGCTAATGTGCCACGTCTTCTACAAAGAATTCGATGGTCAGATCAGCCACTGCATCATCGATGAGCGTGACAGCGAGAACTTCATGTATCGCAAGCTCCGCCGCTTCAAGAAGTGGGAGCAAGTGATTCACCCGATGTACTACGACCGTGGCGATGGCGAGCATCACGGCGTCAAAGGCTTGGGCATCAAGATGCTCCAGGCGATGGAGCTGAAGAATCGCCTGCGCTGCTCAATGGTCGATAGCGCGTTCGCTCGCACCCAGATCCTGTTCCGTCCGCTAAACCCCAATGCGCTCAGCAAGACGAGCGTCGTTCAGCAAGGACCGTATGCCATTCTCCCGCCCGACTACGAAGTCATCCAGCAGAACATTGCTGGCGTTCTGGACGCTCCTATGGCGGTCAATGCGGACCTTGAGAATGTTCTTCAAGGCAATCTCTCTCAGTACCGTCAATCGCTCAACAAGCCGTCCGGCAATCCCCGAACTGCCACCGAAGTTCAGGCAATCGTCTCGCAGCAATCGGCAATCGGTAAGACGCAGTTGAGCCGGTATTACGCTCAGCTCGATTCTTTCTTCGAGGAACGGTATCGCCGCGCCTCCAATCCGAACCTGAATCCGATTACCCGCTCGGATAAGGACGCGATTGAATTCCAGCGTCGTTGCCGTGAGCGTGGCGTTCCGCAGCAGGCCATGCTCGACATCGATTACGTCGAGGCGACTCGTACGGTTGGCCAAGGTTCTCAGTTCGCGAAACAACAGCTTCTCGGTTCGCTCCTCGGCCTGCTTGGTTCTCTCCCCGAGGGTGGCAAGGTCAACCTCTTGCAGGACTACATCGCCGCTCAGGTTGGTCAGCAGATGGTTGATCGGTATCTCCCGAGTCAGTTGCAGACTTCGAAGATTCAAGATCAGACCGCTCTTGCTGTCCTCGAACACTCATCGCTGCGCCAGGGCAACATGGCGGTCGTCACGGATACGCAGAATCACATCGTCCACATTGACACGCATCTTGCGGCTGCAAACGAAGCTGCTGCCTCTCTTCAGCAGGGTGGTAATCCGCAGGAGATTGTTCTCTTCCTCCAAGGCATCGGCCAGCACGTTCAGGATCATCTCCAGCGCCTATCCACCGATCCTACGCGCAGGCCGCAAGTCGAGGCTTACACACAACAGTTGCAGATGCTTAGTCAGACCATCGAACAACTTGGTCAGTTGATTCAGGAGCAGGCTCAAGCGATGGCGCAGCAGCAGCAGGCAATGGCCATCCAGCAAGGCTCCGATCCTCGTACCGCCGTGATGAATGCGGAAGTTCAAGCGAAAATCGCTCGCCAGAACGCCGAGACTATGGCCAACATTCAGCGTCAGAACACGAAGGCGATGGCCGACTTGGCTCGCCGGAATGCGAAGACGACGGCGGATATTCAACGAGCGAACGCAACTGCTGAGTCTAACTTGGCGCGTCAGGGATGAAATCGTGAGCAAAAAACTAACAATCGTTTACATCACATGTAGGCGCGAACCCATGTTTCAGTGGTTTTCCGAAACCCTGATTTCCCAGTATGCCGATGGCGTCGTCACGGATCAGATAATCTTTATCGATTCGTTCCTTCACCACGAAGAAGGCCGATCTGAAAAGCTCAGCAGAATCGTTAACGGTCGATTCGATTACACTCACACTCCTCCAAAACCGTCCATTTGGAGGGGTAAACATCGGAAAACAAAGTCCAACTTTTTCGATGCTTCTGGAACTAGAAACACTGGAATCATTCTCGCGGAAAACGAACACATCGTTTTCGTGGACGACTTAAGCGCGCTGGCTGATGGGTGGATCGAGTTCCACAGGCGAGCTGCTGAGGACAAAATCATTTTGTGCGGAGCTTACGACAAGGTTTCAGACATCGTAATCGCCAATAACAAGATCTTAAGCTACAAGGCAAACAATCGCGATCATCGCGCATTGAGTCAGGTTGCAAGCGAAAACGTGAAAGTAAGTGGCGGCTGGGTGTTTGGGCAAAACGTCAGCTTTCCGGTTGAATTCCTTGAACGTGTAAACGGCTACGACGAGTTCCTTGCAAGGCGCGGATGCGAAGACTGCAACATCGGAATTAGGATGGAGTTGGCTGGGTACAAAGACCTGATTTTCTACAACAAAAACTGCCTGATCATCGAGGATGAGGCAATGCACTGGAATGAGATTAACTGCGTAGACGAATTTTATCCGAAAAGAGTCTGGAAAACAGACTACGAAAAGCACACAAAAGTTAGTGATTTTATGAACGCAACAATGATCAACATAGAGAAGAGAAACCTCTACGTTGAAAGAAACTTTAAGACCATAGACACCTCTTTTGACCTGCAAAAAGAACGTGAATTATGGAGAGAATCCAAGCAATTCAAGCCTGTTGGCGATTGTGAATACTTCGATTTTGACGGAGAAAACCTTTCTGAAATCTGATAATTATGGGTTCACCATTCAACGGAGACACGTTCATCGAGCAGGAGTTTCTTTCGCTTAAAGATCGTTTCAGCCTTACAACTGCCGTCGAGACTGGAACAAATCACGGAGACACAACTGTCTGGTTGGCCAAGAACTTCCTGAAGACCGTCTCGTGCGAGATTGACCACAACTTGGTTCAAGAGTGCGCTGTTAAGTTCAAGCAAGAGAACGTCCATGTTGAACTTTTCCATGGCTCTAGCGAGGCGGTTTTAGATTACGTCATTCCACATCGCGGAATCGGACACGACACGATCTTCTTCCTCGACGCTCATTGGAACTCATACTGCCCGTTGCTTGATGAGCTTGAAGCAATCGCTAAGTACGAGCTTCTTCCGGTCATCGCCATCCACGACTTCATGGTTCCAGGTGGTGGCCTTGGATGGGATTCTTACAACGGACAAGACTACACATTTGAGTGGATCAAACCTAAGTTGGACAAGATCTACAGCTTCAAAAATCGCGGATACAAACACTACTACAACACGCCTGAAAAAGCCTGCGGAGCTATGCGTGGCGTAATCTACATCGTTCCGGCATGATTAAAATAGACATCGAAAAGTCTCCTACGTTCATTGTTTCGCTTCCAGAGGGTAAGCGCGAAAAAGAGTGCATTGAGTACATGGCAAAGTTTGGGATAAACGCTGTCCCAATCTACGGCTTTAGAGCATCCAACTGCGGAATCTCCACCGAGTATTACAACTCAAAGGACAAGGGGAGGATGCAGGTGAAGTCTATCGTCGCTGGACTTAGCCATTTCTCCGTGTGGGCCACAATCAAGTGGGCGGTTGAAACTGGTCTTTACTCCAAGGATCAGCCGTTTCTTATCGTTGAAGATGACTGCAAATTTGAGTCTGAAAACTGGAAGGAACAGCTTACTCAAGAGCTGGAGCATGTACCGGAAGACTGGCAGGTCATCTACGTCGGAAGCTGTTGCGCTGCGCCGTACGAAGAGAACACGCACATTGGCGGAAGCGTTTACCGGCTGACACGCGGCATGTGTACGCACTGTTACTACGTCAACTACAGTGGGGCTTGCGATCTAATGAAAACAAACCAGAAAGTTTGGTGTCCAATCGACATCCAGATGCTGGTTGATTCGATTCCGCACATGAAGTTTTACGGAATTCTCCCAAGATTGGCGTATCAAGATGGAGCAAACTTGCATCCGTGAATGAAAGACATCATCCGAAGCATCAGCCTCAAAGCACTCAAGCGCTTCGCCAATGGCGGCGATGGTCATGCCGATCTTCTCATGCAGATCGAAGACCTCCGCAAGACGCTGGAGATTCGAACCAAAGAGCATGAAGAACATCTGACCGAGGTCCGCGAGGAGCGCGATCATTGGCTTTCACTGTACGACGAAATCAAATTCGCAGCCGAGTTTCTAATGAGCTACGCCAAAAATGATGTCCCCAAGCTGGCCGAACAGACCGATTGGGAGGTTGGCAAAATCGTTCTTCCGGCTGAAACAGGGACGTACTACTTCAATCCGGCCATCATGCAGGAGGCAGATGGACGAATCATGCTTTTCGCACGTCGCTGCCGCAACAAGCGCGAGAAGGACGAGGACGTTTACACCGAGAAGAACGACATCGTTGCCTTCGAGCTGAGTAAAGATTTACGAGCCACAAAAAAGTCCATCCTCCAGCTCACCTCGAACTACCCGAACGAGCAGTTCGAAGATCCGCGTGTCGTGAAGTTCGGCGACAAGTACGGCGTGAGCTGCTGCACGTTCGTTCCGTTCAAGAGCTACGCGCATCAGGCGATGTTCCTGCTCGATAAGCAGTTCCTGAACGTGGGTCGGTTCGATCCGATCTACGGCAACAACTACGCGCAGGCCATGATCAACGATGGCCATGAGAAGAACTGGCTCTACTTCGTCCACGATAATGCGCCACACATGGTGTATTCAGCCAACCCCCATGTCGTTGTCCGCCTTAATGGGCGTTTAGAGAAGGATGCCGAGTACGTCACCGAGGAGTTCAATCCGCTCTGGAAATTCGGCGAGGTTCGCGGTGGAACGAACCCCATTTACGCGGACGGCTTGTACTGGACCTTCTTTCACAGCTCGCTGCCATGGATCAACAATAAACGCCGCTACTACATGGGTGCGTACGCCTTCGAAGCTAAGCCTCCATTCCGCATTGCTCGCATGACGACACTACCGCTTCTTACCGGCACCAATCAGCAGGACTGGTGGCCAGGACTGCCTGCGGTCGTGTTCCCGTGCGGCGCTTTCTTTGACAGCGCGAAGAATCACTTCGTCATCTCATACGGCATCAACGATGTGGATTGCGGCTACATGAAGCTGCCACTGGCCGACTTGCTTGAGGTGACGAAGGTGATTCGACCGAAGCGCGATGTCGTCAACAAGGAGAACCCTCCAAAGCTGACTGACGTTCTCGATCCGATTCCCGAGCGGCATAAACTGAAACGAAACAAGAAATCAAAGTACAATGAACTGGCTAAGAGGCTTGACGAAGAACCCGAGCAAACAGGCGAAGCAGGACCTACTGAATCTGCCTGAGGTAAACCTGAGCGATTGGCAGAACGAGGGCCAACAGGCAGAACTTGCTGCGATTATGCGAAATCCGATCCTTCGCATGGCCATTCGCATCGTGTCGGAATCAATCCCGGTGCCGATGCCGTCTCATGGCAGCAAGGAATCGGACATTATTTTCGCTGCCGGTGTAACCGCTGGCTACGCGCATTGTCTTGAAAACCTCCGCAAATTGGGCGTAATTGAAACAGCGAAAGAACCTGAAGCAACTTTTGAAAAACAGTATTAAATCTTAAAATATGGAAGAACCACTGAACTCACCCGTCGTCAGTAATGGCCAGACTCCAGACTTTGGAAGCTCGTTTATCGATGCTTTCAAGGCAATCGGCGCTGATAACGCGACTCCCGCTGAGAAGCCAGCAGTTACCGCCGCTCCGCAGAAGACTGACAATACACCGCCCAAGCTCAGTAAATCCGAGATGGATATTGAGCGGATGTTCTCCAAAAAGACCGCTGCTGAACCCGCCGCCGCCGCCGCCCCAGCAGCGCCGGACGACGCGGACATTCCTGAGACAATCAAGTCCACGAAAGCGGCTGATGCTTTCCGCAAGATCAAAGAGGAGAAGGCGCAGTTGGCCAAGCAATTGGATGAACTGAAGGCTGGTAAGTCTACCAACCCTCAATTCGAATCGCAGCTTAAGACCTTGCAGGAGGAGCGTGATGCACTTTCCGAGCGTGTCCGATTGCTGGACATCGAGCGTCACCCTGACTTCATCAAGAAGTACGAGGGCAAGATTACTGGTGTGTTCGATTCGGTGAAGAACCTTGTCGGAACCGATGGTGAACGGCTTGTTTCGCTCCTGAAATCACCCGATAGCGACTACCGCAACTCGCAGATCGACGACATCGTTGAGGGTCTTTCGCCGTCCAAGAAAGCCAAGCTCGGTGCGTTAATTGTTAAGTACGACGAAATCAATGGCGAACGGTCTTCCGAGTTGACTGAGGCGAAGGCTGATTACGATGCAGTCATCTCCAAGTACAAGCAGGACAACGAGGAGGGGACGAAGGCTGCACTAGAGTCGGCCAATAAGACCTGGCAGAAGGTTTCCACCGATGCTCGCTCGCTCGAAATCTTCGAGCCGCGTGAGAACGATGAGGAATGGAACACCGAGCTGAATGGCCGACTTAGCCTTGCCCAGCAAATCTTCAATGGTGAGAACAGCGAGGAGGATCTTGCTAAGGCTGCTCTTTGGGCTGCTGCCGCGCCAAAGTACCGCGAACTGCTCTATGCTCAGGTTGAGGTGAACAAGCGCTTGCAGGCCGAGCTAACGAAGTATCGTGGCAGTGAACCTAGCGTCACCTCGAAGGCGACATCTGGAGGTTATCGACCGGCAAATGCGAACGCCGCGAAGAGCGAGGACTTCGTCGCCAGCGTGATGAAGTCGCTCGGACGCTGATCCTACTCTCCAAAACAATTATCCCCCGATGGTTTTCATTACCACCGGGGGATTTTCGTTTAAATTACTTACCGCGATACGGACCGCTACCACCTCGATACGGGCCATTGCCGCTCGGAACCGGCTTTGGAGACGGCCTGACCGGCGGCTTGGGCGGAGGAGACTGCCTGTAAGGTCCGCTGCCGGATGATCGGACAGCGGGAGAACCTTTATATGGTGCGTTATTGCTCATTCCTTTGGGAGTGCATACCAGCCCTCATGGATGGTAATACGGTTGTTACTACGCACCGTTTTGCCGCTGGCGTCAACAGCCCAAACCTTTGCTTCAACGCTCTCAGCGAGGCGCACAGGCTCACCGTGGGGGACGTAAATCACCCGGCTCGCGCAGCTCACGCTCATGCTCGCGCACACGATCAAGAAGACCGCGCTTAAGATCAGGTTGTTTCTTGGCGTCTTCACTCGTTGTGTCCCTGGTCGTCAGCGAATGAATCCAGATGACCAGCTTCATCAAGAAGTCGGCCAAGAAGTTCATTCAGGATCTGTTGCGTCCTCGAGGTTCTCGAGAATGCGTCTGATTGCCTGCTCGGTACGCCAATCGTCTTCACTCAACATAACACCTTTGTTTGCGGCGTCGTGAACGATGGAAATCGGAGTCTCAATGACAACGCCGACAGTGGCTTTCGCCAGAGATGAAAGCATTCCAAACATAATTTATTCAGTTTTCGAAGCGTTCTTCTTATTATTGAAGATCGACCAGGCGACACCGCTGATGCTCACGGCAGCACCGGCAAGTTCAGCAACCTGATCGGCACTGGCCAACCCTTTGGCGACGAGAAAACCACCGGCAGCGGTCAGAATGTGGCGGATAAGAGAGGCGATGTTAGCGTTCATTTGTCGTTTTTGAGTTTGCGATAGAGTTCTACTGCTTTCACGGCGCATGTAAGAAGCGCGGCGAGCGCGCCAAGAGCCAATGAGGTAGTCTTGAGATTCGGATCGGTAAATACCGCGTTCCCCAGAATGCCGATGGCCGGACCACCGACGCCGATTGAGATGTCTCTGATAAAAGCGTGGTGGTCCGTCATCGTGCGTGGCTGTTAGTTAGCGGCAACTTCCTGAAACGGCTGTTTGGTAGCTTCTAGGATGAGTTCGAAGAGAGGAAGTCCGGCTCGGATATTGTTGATATTCCCAGCCTTCATTCCGATTTCAACGAGTTGCAGCAGAGCGTTGGTTTGTTCGATGGTCAGTTCAATTTTAATCATGCCGTCGGAGCATCGGTGACATCCTGAACAGGCGCAACAACCTTCTCCACCTCAGGAGCAGGCGGAACCACCGGCACCCACGGCAGCGGCGGAGCGATGACCGGAGGGTTGATCTGGTTCTCGATCTGCGCGGTGACGTTCGCTTCGATGGCGGTCTTATCGACGCCATTGGCGTAGCACCAGTTCAAGACCTGCGCTTCGGTCAGATCCTCGTAAGGCGTGAACGATCCGCTCGGCGGCTGGAACGACGCGCTGCCGTAGCAGGTGCCGCTGTACTGATCCTGCGAGCCGTTGCACCTCCAGTCGGCGGTGATGACGACATCTGTGAGCGAGCCTTCGGTCGGCTTAACGAGAAGGCGTTCGATGATCCAGTTGATGGAGATGGTGGTCATGGTAGATTAGGCTTCCAGAGCGGCAACACGGGTGCGGAGCGATTGGATTTCGGCAATGAGTACAGGAACCAAAGCTGAGACATCCATCTGCTGATACTTCGGATTACCATCAGCATCGACTTCATCCTTTGTTCCGGTGACAGCGTAAGGAGCAACCTCTTGCGCTTCGTGAGCAATCAACATCGGACGCTCAATCGTCGCGCCGTGCATCTTGCCGACATATACCTTCAACGAATCAATGAGAGAACCGCTGTTGGAAACAGGTCCAATGATGTCCTTTGCGCGATAGTCGGAGGTCGTGTTGTACGCAACAAGACCACCGGCTCGATTGTAAGTTACTGATCCTCGGACAGTCGTTGATGCTTCAGTTCCAAAATACGCAAAGAAATTATCACCAGTAGTCGTAGCACTCCAAAGCCCAAGCGTGTAGGACGTTGCGTCATCGTTCTTTAGAGTCAGAACCTGACGCGCTGCTCCAAGATTCTGGAATGTGCTTCCAGACGCAATAGCACCCGTCGTCCCCACCAACAGATTCCCGCTCGCGTCGAGCGTCATCGACTCCAGATAAACACTGGCATCAGAAGAAGCGTTGATGAACTTGAGAACTCCAGCGGTCGTCGTGTTTGCCCCAGTCGCAATCAGTCGGCAAGTTGTGCTAAAGTCACCAATAAGTGCGTTTGCGAGAGGAGTTCCTGAAATGTTTCCAACCGCTCCATTGGTTGCAAAAGCTCCGTTCGTTTGAACCTTAGCAACGGTCGGCACAGCCCCCACGCCCAGCCCCGTGGAGTTCAGGGTCATTCGGGTGCCGCCTGCGCCGTCGAGCCAAGTCTGAACGTATGAAGAATTAATCCGATAAACGTCGTTGCTCGCTACTTTTAGCAGAATACCATCTCCGTTCAGATTGTTGACAGTGAACCCAGCACCACTACCAGCGTCGTTCAACTGGGTTGAAATCGCATTGTCAGCGCGATTCAGGATTAACTTGTTACCACTCCGCACCGTCAGATCGCCGGTGATGGTGGCGGTTCCGGGTACGACGATGTTATTGCCGCTCGGCCCAACTGCCGTGTACAGCTCGGTAAAGTTCAGATTGCAGTAATCGAACGAGGTCCGCAGCGGCGTTCCCGTTCCGTCGTTCGGAGCTGTTCCGATATTGATCGTTTGCTGTGCCATATCTGATTAAATGATTTGTTTTTCGAGTTACAGAAATTCGGTCATGTCCGCCGTGATGATCGTGCTGTCAGCCGTTATCACCGTGTTGTCCGCCGTGATATCAGCCGTTCCACCAAGCGTCGCAGCTTCCCAGAGTAGGCCAATCTCCAGCAGATTACGCTCGCGCGGACTCTTGCACGAAGCGCCGTAAGCCTCGGCGATCAGATTAGCAGCTTCCGCGCAGGAGATGTTAGCCATATCAGATGATGATGAACCAAGCGGTTCCGTTGCTCATAACCGTCACGCCAGCCCACTGAGAACTCAGCGTGTACGTCGTCGCGCCGTCAATCGTCTCCGACGCATAGCCGTCAACAACCACGTTGTTCGCACCGGAATTGATCCGCTTGAACACATAGATCCGACCCGGAACAAGCGCAGCCGGAGGCAGCGTAACCGTCACCGCGCCAGCGGTTGAATCGCAGAGCAGAAGATAATCACCACTCGTGACATTCCCCGTCGCGCTCACGCTCCGATACGCGCCACGCGTCGCGCCACCGCCCTGAAGATACGTCGCAATGCGATTCTCAAGGGCGAGCTTGGCCAGCTCAACCTCCCATGGAGAACGACATCCCAGCGACGCCGCCTCATTGATCAGCGTCTCCGCCTCGTCGCATGTGATGTTTGGCATATCGATTTACAATTTAGGCCATCGGACCAGAACCACGGCGCATCACCTCAGCGATGAAACCCTCCCCGCCGCCGCCCTCCGCAACCTCCTCCTCCCCCTCGTACTCCTCCTCATCCTCCCCGCGCTCGGCCATCTTCTTGCCTTTGGATTTTTTCTCGTAGCCAGGGATGACCATGCCATCAATCTCGATGACCTCAGCCTTGCCGCCCTTGCCAAGAACGATAGTCGCCATCGTCTGGAAAGCCTCGCCTTCCTTCAGATTCTCGGGGATTTCAACGCCTTCGGGGATGGTAAATACCGGCATACGGGGAGCATCACTTTGTGGGCATTAGTGTCAAGAGGCTAATGCGATGTTGGGAGCTTATCGCTCTTCATCATATTTTCTAGCGCCTCAAGCGGTTGCAGATTCGTCCAATGACTCAAGCCCATAACCTCCTCGGGCGTTGTTCCACTGGCCAATGGAATGCGATGATCGACATGCCAATGACTTCCGTAATTCTCCCAGGTCATCCCCGGCTTGAATTGCTTCTCCAGATGAGAGCGCAAGAAATCAGGCGTACATCCGACAATCTCGAACGTGGCCGACCGTCGCGTTTTCTTGCTTCCGAGATACGCGCGGACTGAGTTTCGAATTGCGTCTTTGAGGCGCATAAGCGGGTCGTTGCGGCGGCGTTCTCGAAGCTTGTCGTTTATCTTCGCCCTGTTTGCATCACTGTATCGCTTTCCCCAACGGCGCGCTCGTTCACGGTTGGCGGCGCGGTATTCGTTGTGTTTCTGTTTAAGATACTCAGCGTTTTTCTTCTGGTACTCCGAGTTTCGCTTGTTGTTTTGCTCGCGGTTTTTGGCGTGGTTCTCCTTCGCCTTCGTTTTGTAGTACTCCTTGTTCTTCTCGTACTTCTCAGCCTGCTTGATGCGGATAACCTCCGCGTTCTCCGTCGTGTACCTGACCAGACGCTCCTTATCGTTGGCCATCTTCTCCGCGAATCGTTCGGGCGTTAGCCACTGATATCGCTTGTTTCCATCCTTGTCCTTCCAGGTGTAACCCCAGCAGACAAGCCCATCCTCGCGTACGTCGCCACGTTTTGGCTCATTGTCCATGCGATGTAAAAATACACCACACTATCAGTCCGTCAAGCGTGGACACAAAAAATCCGCAAACCCTTTTGGATCTGCGGATTCTTGCGTTTTGCTCAGGAAATCAGGAGCAAATTATTTGGGTGAGCGCGCCGGTGCAACGTCGGAAGATGATGGTCATACCCTGGTTAGTGAAAACAGGCTCACTCGCGTGAATGAACTCAGCGTAATGCTGCCCCTTCTTCTCCAGCGGATCTTCGCAGTCCGTATTGAACTTGTAGGCACCCGTCACCCACTGCCACTCGCCCATGTAGTTGGTCGGCATCCAGCTCAAATCACCAACGCGGTTCACAGGACGCACGATATGCGACTTGAAGACGTACGGGGTAACGATGAACGCACCCTCGTACGGAGCGGTCGTCCAGCTCGGGTTGACGCTGAACACCGTACCCTTGGTGCCGCTGGAGCTGGTGAACGGCTGAACCAGCGTGTACTTGCCACCGGCATAGGTAAACCGGGGCGGGAACAGATTCGGCACATGCCGGAAGTTCTTGATGACCCGATTCGCGCCGATGCGCTTGAGCAACTCAGCGCCGCTGCCACTGCCCATATCAGCCTGACGCAGATCCTCGCGGAACGCCGGGTTGTTCTGAGCGATGCGCTGCGAAGCCTCCAAGCCGATGTACAACGGGAAGATCGGGCCATCGCTGGAGTAGCTGATGAAGCCGGAGCTGTCAGGATTCGTCGCGCCGTTACGGATCAACGTGGCGGCGGCCACATCAAGCATCTCTTGAGTCAGCTCAGAAGTGGACTGATTGAGCGACTGACCAACCGATCCGGTCTGAACCCAGGGCAACTCATTCACGCCAGACGGAATCGTCTCAACCTGAGTGAAGGACGAGTCGGCCACAGCCTTGATGGCGAACTTGGCGAAGGTGTTCTGGTAACGAGTCTCCCAAGTGCGCTGAGCGCGGATCGAGAGCTTCTCCAAGTACACGCGCAAGAACGCCTCGACGCGATGATCAAAGGTCAGATCGTCCTTACACAGGAGCGGACCTTTGAGGGCGAAACGCTCAGGACTCCAGGTAACAGCATTGTAGCCGACCGGAACGTCATTGTAGGTGACATCGCAAGCGCCACCGTTCTCGCCGCTGGCGAGCGTGATGGCCGACCACTCCTCAGCCGCAGTCGGCTCGATGGAGGTGGTGGTGAACGAGGTCTGGGTCAGACCAGTACCCTGAGGATACTCGCCGCGCTCAATCATGTTGAGCCACATCGAGCGGTACGAGGCGCGTTTATAAACGTCCTGAGCGAGTGACTCGGTAGCCACCGCAAAGGCGTTGAAGACATTAGGACAAGACATGAGATTATGAAATTAAACCGACGTTATCTGCGTTATGGCTGGTTATCCATCCACCACACGGTGGCTGATTATCCAACCGCTTCCGATGCGGAGTGTCATTGCCGCTTAGACAGGCGCATTCAATGACCAGTTGAACACAACTCTTAAGGTCGTTACGCGGGATAGAGCGATAGAAATGCTTATTGCGTCAATTAAAATGTGTCGTCCATGGGGTTGGCCACTAACTCCGATTGGATGGCGACGTACGAGCGATAACCCTTAATTATCTCGATCCGATGAGGCGCAATGATCGTCTCCCGCGCTATCATGCCACGGTAAGTGTACGGACCTGGGAATGAGCCGGTCATCAGTACATAGAAATCAACGCCATCGGTTTTCGGCCCTTTGCGCGCATCGACTAGTAGTTTTCCAGTCTCGTACTTGGTCGTTTTGACATCGATGCGATATCCCGGCGGTGGTGGGATGACCGCGTCGTAGAGCGGATGCGGAGGTTCGCGATTCGTATCCAAATCGGGATACACATTGAATAGCTTACAGAACGCTATCTCGCCGCACATTCCCTCCAGATCCACAGTCGCAGCATCCTCTGAGCTGATCTTCAAGTTCGCCTTGTTGAAATGACGATTATTGCCGTTGCGATTCTTGGCGATGAAGTGGGCCAACTTCCTCTCAGCGGTTGTTAAAGATACAGTTTGACCGATTTTGATTTTGTTTAGCATGGTCAAAAAGGTGGAAAATTTTTGAGGGGGGTATCGTAAACGAAGCCGTCCCTAAAAGGGGCCTGCCCCTAGGCGTCCAAGCTGTTGCCTAGTCCCAGAGAAAACAATCCTTTTCTTTCATAAGCAAAACTAATCCAGTCCATTAGTCCGCTTGCGACGCACAATGTGTGTTATATTCACTTGTCGGACGGTTCACTCACGACGACTTCAACCGAGCTGCGGTCAGGCATCGACCCCAGAAGATTGATCGAAACGCTCGCTTGTTCTCCTGCTTCGCTCCAGCCAAACACAAGCGCGGAACGCTTAGCTACGCTGTTTAGTATCGTCTCGCGAGTTGCCTCGTCCTTCAGGCCGTCTAGGTCATAGCCGTCGACTCTTTCAAGCGTGCTGGCTGCATCTGCGGCAAGGCGATTCCTGACAAGGATCGAAAGCGATTCTAAGCTTTCGGTTTTCTTTTCAATGCAAACGGTTTGCATTTCCTTTTTGACCTTCGTAACACCTTCTAAGCTTGCCCGTTTGCAAAGCGTTGTTTTGTTCACTTTCAGTTTGTCAGCAATTGCGTCCCATTCCATTCCGGCAAGGTAGAGGCTGCATGCTTTCTGCCAGACTTCCTTTGGCATTCTCATTTCCGACACCGTAGGGACTGGCAAGGAATCCCGCAAGGAATCGGATTTCCTAGATCTTGACACCGTCAAAACCCCTCGTTTTCCCCAGCAAAACCCACCCTTTCCCCCCCTTTCTAAACTTTTTCAAACTTTTTCTTTGACTCCCCACCACGTCCACCCTAGTCTGTCCGCAGCAATGAAATCCGCGTTCAAAAAGCTCTCTTCATTCCTAGCCTTTTGCATCACCTACGCTGTCCTAGGTTACGCCTTTTACTTCCTTTTCTTCGCCTCTCAATTCTAACACTCAATCAATCAAATCCCATGAACATCACCAAAACAACCAAAGGCAAAACCCACGTTTCCCGTTCCTATCCGTGGGGGTTGCATCCCCGTAACGGCCACCGTTTGCTTTGCGCCGATGGAATCGTCCGCTCTGCGGAGCTTGCTGAGACTGCTGACACCTACTTTAGTGTCCCCGCATCCATCCGGATCAATGGCAAGCGCATCTCTGGATACGCTTCCGTCGAACGCGATTCGAAATGGGAGAATGAAGTCTGGGTTTTCCGCCACCATACGGATCAGAATGCGCCGCTCCCCGCTTGGCCATCATCATTCGAACCGGAATTCGACGCTCTGATTTCCAAAGGTATTTGATTCCCCGTGCCGCTTCATGGGCAACCATGAGGCGTGACGGCGAATTAAAGCCGATCAAATCAAATCAAATCCCATGAAGCTATCCGCTCCATTCCTAATCTCAGCGCGCCTTCTCCCCGCCATTTGCATCAGCAAAGGAGAAGAGCAAATCACCGTAAGTCTATCCCCGTCCGGCTTCATCCTTGACGGCCCGTTCGGTGAACACCGAGTCACCGATTTGACGCTTCGCGGAAATCCTTCCATCGAATCCGCTTTTGAGACTTTGCTCTCATTCATGACAGCGGCCGCCGAATCCTTCCGATATCGGGGAATGGGCGGGGAAAACGCTGATTTATTCCCCGCCGAAGTCACCGAAGCAATCGCGCAAGTATCGTCTGAACTTGAAAGCGTATGGTTTGAACTCCACTGCGCCATTGAATCCGAAGAATCCCTTGTCACCGAATAAATCCAAATCAAATCCCATGACCACAAATCAAATCAAACACAGCGTTAATCTGTCGAATGCTGGCAGAGTAAAAGGCATAATTGTCACCGATAGCCAGAAGCTAGAACTCCAAGAGGCTGGATATGTAGTCTCAGGATCTACCGTCTACGGTCCTGCTTGGAAGGGTGAGCGGGCTGTGGTCTATCCAGTTAAACCGTTAATCGAACACGATTACGAAAGCGCAATCCTAGCCCGTCAAAACTATTCGGGAGTCTGATTCCCCGTGCCAGCCTATGCGAAAGCGTAGGTTGCAACGGGCAATCAATCCCGAATCAACAAATCCAATCCATGAAAACCATTGTAACCGAATTCCAATTCATCGAAGCGTTTCGCCTATGCGGCCGTGAATCTCAATTCAGCGTCAACGCGCGCCGTGCCTTATTTGAACATTTTGAACAAGTCGAAGAGGATTCAGACACTGAACTCACCCTTGACCCTATCGCCATCTGCTGCGAATGGGCGGAGCATTCGTCCGCACTGGCCGCTGCGAAAGAGTACGGTTTCGATGAGGTTTGCGGGGATGACGCGGACTGCGAACCAGAGGCTCTAGACTGGCTCCGCAATCAAACGCAAGTCGTCGAATTCGACGGCGGACTGGTCATTCAGTTGTTTTAACCCATACCCCGCGCACTTATGACCATTTTAACCAAACGACAGGCCGAATCGGCCATTCTCAATTCACTCTTTCAAGCTGGCGGAACGCTGGCTTGCCTCCCGAAAGAGCGGTTAGACCGTGGCAAATACAAGGAAACGATTGTCGGAAAGGACGTTCCCGCGCACCTAAAGGAACGCTATCGCCTAGTATGGGCGGAGCGTAGAAAAGACAAGGACGGCCCGTATTATGCGCTTTTCTGCATTGTTCGACAGGATCATCCCGAAACAGGTTTCGGCATCATCCGGCGGTAAACCGTTGACCCACCCTCCGCGCATCATGCCGCAAGCGTGGTGCGAAAGGGTAGGCCACAAGTCCTTCCTCAAACCCAACGAAAGCATCCAATGAAAACCGTATCAATTAAACTGGCAAACTACGCTAGTGCCATGAACTGCAACATATTGACCAACAACACTGGTGACTTGTGCCTTCTTGAAAGGTATCGAGACGATGAAGGAAAAACGATCGTTCGCCTTTCGCCGCATCCCGGCGACTACCATGCGGAAGAAAAATGGTTGGAAGGGATAGCCTCCGGCGAAGCTGCAAAAATGATCCTCTGAAATGCCATGAAATTCACCCTTCACGATACATTTAACGACCGCGAAGTCTCGCGCCATCGATCAATCGAAACCGCCGTGCGCGCATCCATGCGATTCCACCGCGCGGTCAAACGGGCTAACGGAAAGAATTCATTCATCACGACTGAAATCCGTTGCGACGGCAAGCGACTGGATGAAAACCAGCAGGAAGCCGCGCAAGGCATCCAATGGGCAATCGAAACCGGAAAGATGAAAGCCTAAGAATCCAATGAAAACCCATACCCCTGGTCCTTGGCATGTTGTTTCCGATCCGCAATGGGAAGGAAAGCATCCGAATCACTCGCACCGTTTTATCTGCAATGTTCCCGCGTTCGCGGAGGTTTATCCTCCGACCGATGGCGAAGATGACGGCTGGCAGGTGTTCCATGATAACGTTGGCAAAACCATCTGCCACATGACCGACACCATTGAAATCGAAGCAAACGCCCATTTAATCGCCTCCGCGCCTGAGCTTCTGGCCGCGCTGGAAGCCGTGACGAAAGCCTATGTCGAACTGGTTCAGTCTGATTATCCGCCTTCGTGGAGTGCTGAGAAAGACAGTGAAGTCATTGCAGCACGAGCAGCCATCGCGAAAGCAAAAGGAAACGCATGAAAACCAAACAGCCAACCTATCGCGAACTTTACCTGCGTTACTATGCTGCATTCGCGCAAGAAGAGGGCAAATATCAGCGACTGCTTTTCATCACGCGCAAGATTGCGAAAGCGATTCCTGTAGGCCACAAAGTATTGAAAGACTGGAAAGACTGGGAACGACAGATTGAATCTCAAAACAAAGAATAAAATTATGCCAAGACATTACCTTAAAGATCCAAGCGACGGACCATGGAAGCGCACCCTGGGCTTATACACCGGATGGGAAATCATGGATTCCAATGGCCATATCATCGTGCGAGTAATCGACAACACCCACGGCAAGCCAAACGCCATTCTGATTGAATCCGCCCCCGATCTTCTCTCCGCCCTCGAACGCCTGGCGCATCCAATGGCCGACGACGACGACCTGGACTACGCGCGCGAGGTAATCAGGAAGGCGAAGGGATTGTCCGTCAAATCCCACGAATAAACCGCAAAACCGAATCAAATCATGCATCCATTGCTCTTATCCGCTCTCATTCAAGTCGAATCCAACGGAAACGATCATGCACGCGGCAAACACGGCGAACTTGGCGCGTTGCAGATTAAATCGATCATGGTCCGCGACGTGAATCGGATCATGGGAACACATTACGCGCACAACCAAGTCACGAATCGCGCCGTCTCGATCTTCATCGCGGAAAGCTATTTCTCGCATTACGGACGCAATCTCAGCGACGAAAGTCTCGCAAGACTCTGGCAAGGTGGGCCAAAAGCCCTTAAAAGATCGTTCACGCGCGCCTATGGCCGGAGGGTCATGCGCGAGCTGGAGAAACAAACCGCCAAAGAATCCTTGCAAGTTGCGACTCGAAACAAACTCGACAGTAAAAACCCTGCTTTCACCGGACGGTAAAACAACAGAAACCAATGAAACTAACCATTCAGTCCAAAACCAACGCTCAAACCATCGTTGACCTCTTCAACGCGATCATCACTGGCGAATGCGAGACGCCAGGCGTCACCCCGCTCTCGATCTACGACGACGACCGGCACATTTGCTCCCTCACGGACGCGGACGGCCATCAGATTCTGGAGCTGATCATCGAGCGCGAGGAAGGCGACAAGCTCATGCAGATTGGCGAACCGGAGACGCTGCAATGATCGACAAAAAAACATTTTACCAAAACCTTTCCGAAAAGGTCCTTGTGCAGGCTAGTACGATGCCGATTAAGGAGTTGATCGAGAATCTCGAATCACTCGCGCACATGATGCATTCACCAATGCTCCGCGAGGCGGCGAACCGGCTTCGCAACGCTGATTGCGCGGCGACAATACTGGAGGACTCGCTTTTCTACGCGCGGATGTACCGCGACACGACCATCGAGGGCGATAATCGGCGGAGAATGTTGATCGACGATGCGGAGACGGTTTGCTCGATAATCCGAAAGGGAGGGTGCCAATGATCCGCAATCAATTCGGACCGCCCAAATTCAAGATCCAGATCAGCGGCGCGATTGGCTGGTCCGATTTGAAGGAGAAGGTCGTCAGCTACCAGACGGTCGAATTCGCCACGCGCAAGGAGGCGGATCGAGCGGCCAAGGAGTTGAACCCCGGTGAGTACACTCAAGGTCGGATTCGGGTCGTGCCGTTCGAGATGGCGGAGGACTACGATGTTTATCCGGTGGTGGAGCGGGTCAGCGAGAAATCAAAAGGTTAGTCGAACTTTTCACCGCGTAGAAAGTTAGATGTCCCGTCGGCCACCAATCCGCAGTCAAAACTAGGTCGTCCGACCGATTCGATTCTAGCGCACCCAAACCCATGTCCGCTGTCATCACACCATCCAGCAATCAAAACGCATCAGCGCGTCGTTTAGAGCGTTTGCGCGGCATTCAAGTCGAGCGATTGAGCGACGCATCTTCATCTTTTTCATCCCGAACGGTTGCGACACCGCCCTCAAAGGCGGGGAGCAAGCATACCGTTTTCGGGATGAAACCACCCCTCCTTGGGTTTTTAATCCCAAGGGGGGTTTCATTTTAGTGAAATAGATGGTGAGTGTAGCTAACCGTGGAAGAGTTGAATCTAACCGAGAAAATGGAAATCTAACTACTGGACCTTGACAAGGGTCGGTATGAACCGCAGACTAGAGTTCGTTATGAGCTATTTGCCATCAGGAAAAACACCAAGAACGATGTTCAGTCAGATGCCCCCGAAGCGGCATGATCTGGACCCGAGTAAGTCGGAAGTTCTGGCCTACATCGGACAGGAGATGGGTTGCGACTTGCCAGCGGCCATTCGAGCGTTCAATTCGATGCGGCATCCGAAATGTCGGGTGCTGGTGTTCGACAAGATTGAGCGGCAGTGGAAGGGCTGCGAATTCCGACCGAGCGATGCGGAGACAAGCGAGCTATCGATCATCCGTGAGCATCGCGCTTTTGAGCGGCAGCTAGCCGTTCTGAAGTCAACCGTGCGCCGGTTGCAAGATGATGTTGAAGGCCTCAAGCGGAAGACTGCAAAGCGAACCAAGGGCAAAAGGGGCGATGACAGGAAAGCGGGTGAGCCAGCCGACGAACCCGCTGAAGAGCAACCCGTGGAATCAACCGAACCTTCTTTGGCCGACGAGTTTGCACGACTCTTTCCGCAGTATTCCCAGAAATAACCTAGAAACCAACGAACTATGGAAACCGATAAACTCACACAACTTGAACAAAATTTTGCAACGCTTGCCGGTTTCGTCGAGCGAGCAACCAAGAGTTTAGGCAGGATCGAAAAAACCTTGAAGGAGCATGAACGCAAGATCGATGAAGCGTTGAAGCGTTCATCTTATCAGGACGTTGACGACGATGACACCTGGGAAGGCTTCGGGCCAAAGCCAGAGTGTCAGCCGTTCAATCCAAACGCCGAAACGTACACCCTGGAACTCCGCAACGGCCCGTACACGATCCGACGCGACGACGGCGAATCCGACAAGGAATGGCAACGGCGCAAAGATCATCTAATGGACCAGCGCGTGACGTTCCTCAATGGCAGCGGCCAAAACGGAACACCGGAGCAGGTGGCCTACATCCAAAGAATCGAGGCGCGACTAGGCCGAAAAATTTTTGAAAATCCTCTTGCAACGACTTGAGACGACTGCAACACTACGTCCGCGACGATGACAATTTTTTGGCAACTGGGCGTAGAGCGCGTCGAGGTGGCGCGACAGGGCTTTATTGGATTTTCTGCCCGTGATTGATCACCCAGTTGCCATTCCCCTTTGATGAAAGTTTATACGGCCAAACAAACGGCGGCGATGCTCCAAATCTGCTGCGAGACGCTAAGGCGAATCGTTCGCAATGACGGCATCCAGCACAGGAGAATTGGCCGACGAATCCTTTTCACCGAGTCCGACATCGCGGCGATTCTTGAGAGTCGCGCAATGACCGGAGCTGTGAATCCGTACGCAGCCAAGAAACCAAAACAGCAGAACAACGAGAATACAAATGAGCAGCAGCAGCAACAACCTAGTTCCATTGACAGCACCGCAACCTCTGAGTCCGACCAGTCCTGACTTCTACGACCGCATCGACAGTCCGATGGATGCGGTGAAGACTATGGGCGATTGGATCGCACACTCGGGAATGTTTGGGGCGACAAAACCTGAGCAGGGCTATGTCCTCGCTTTGGAATGCATCGCCAGCCGGATGACGCCGCTTTCCTGGAAGCGCGAGAACCATTTGATCAATGGCAACATCACCATGAAGAGCGAGTCGATGCTCTCCGGTCTGATGAATGCCGGATGGGACATCGACTGGATTCAGTTCGATGCGGTGGCGGCGATTGCCGACTTCAGCAAGGGTGTGAAGAAGGTTCGCGTCTCATTCACCGCAGAGGATGCGAAGATTGCCGGTCTAATCCCCGCAAAGCCTGGCAGTGGATGGGCGAAGTTCCCCGCTGAGATGCTCCGTGCGCGGGTCATCAGCAAAGCGACTCGCATGCTCGATCCGCGAATCACGCAAGGCCGATTCACGCCCGAGGAAGTGGCCGACTTCTCTGTTCCGCCGTCACCACTTGTTCCGCCGTCACCACCCGCCCAACCCACTCCAACGCGCCAGACGGTCAATGTGACGCCGGAATCGACCTTCTCGCTGACAGACAAGCTGGAGCAGATTCTCGAACCGCATGCGGACATCGCCAATGCGTTCCTGCTCAGCAAGAACCTGATCAAGGAAGGTCAGAACTTCCGCGATGTCTCGACCAAGGTGGCCAACATGATCGTATCCGATCCTGATGGTTTCATCTCCAAGGCTAAGGCATTTTCAGCTCCCACACTCGAATGAACCCTAAACTACTTGCATACGAAGAGTCTCCAACCCGAATCGACATTTACATCGCTGCCTTGCTTCAAGGTGCTGTCGAACGTGGCAACTTAAACCTTAGATGGAATGAGAAGGTGTCGGAAGATGACATGGAAGTCATTGAACGGATCGTTGCCGTGGCAGTAGCGGTAGATGGAATGAGAAATTACGAAGGCCAATGTGAGGCAGACAAATGAGCATCCAAAACCGCCACATTAACTTCGACATGCCAGCGGCCCAGTATCACGCCGTTGACGCTCTCTCAAAGTCGATGATGACCAAGATCCTCAAGTCACCGGCGCACTACAAAGCCGCGCTGGAGGAGCATCAGGAGCCGACGAAAGCCATGCAGCTTGGCACGGCGATTCATACCGCTGTTCTGGAGCCGCAACTCTATTCTCAGGTTGTCGCCGTTGTCCCACCGGACATCGACGGTCGTACCAAGGAGGGTAAAGCGTGGAAAGAGCAGCATAAGAGCCGCATCCACCTGACTCATGCCGAGGACATTGATGTCCAGGGCGTCGCGAACAGTGTCCGCCGCCATCCGTTCTGGGACATCATCAACCTGCCACACAAGATCGAGGCGAGCGTATTCGCTCAAGATGAGGAGACTGGCCTACCTCTGAAAGCCCGTCCCGATTTGTGGGTCGAGGACCACACCCTAGTCGATGTGAAAACAACGGACGACGCATCGCCTGAAGCGTTCAGCCGCACAATCACCTCGTTCGGCTACCACATCCAAGCCGCTCACTATCTGGCGATGACCGGAGCGGAGAACTTCATCTTCGTCGCCGTCGAACGCAAAGCGCCGTATGCCGTCGGTATCTACAAGCTGGACATCGAGTGGCTTCAGGCCGGTGAGAACCTGCGGCGTAAAGCCATCTCAATGCTCCACGAGTGCCGCGCACTGGACAGTTGGCCAGCCTATCCGACAGCAACGCAAACACTTTCATGCCCGAAATGGGTGCTGAATAAATCCGAGAGTTAGACCACAATCCAAATCCCTAAAACAATATGTTCAAAGTCAATCGTAAGGACGCCGGAGGCAGCTACATCAACGCTGAAGGCGAGTACACCGTCACCGTGATGAAGGTCGAAGAAACGCTCGATGCAAAGGGCCGTGAGGTCTGCAAGGTGACATTCGCAACCGAGGACGGATCGAGCATCGCCGACCGTTTCATCAACCAGGAGAACGTCTGGTTCCGCGTCAACCAGTTGGTTGCTGCGACGAATCACAACGTGCCGGATGGAACCGAGGTGGACTTCCTCGGCGTCAAGGGCAGCTACGCCAACTTCCTGCGCTCAATGATCGGCCTAGAGTTGGCCATCACTGTTAAAAGCAGGAAGTACGAACAGAATGGCGAGAACAAGACGACCTTTGATGTTAAGAGCATGAAGCCTGTTGCCGCTTCAGAATCCGAGGAGAAACCGTTCTAAACTAAGGAAGACGGGGGGAGGGGAGCGCATTCCTAGTTAACGCTCAAACCTAAGAATTCAATTCGCATCCATGAAAGTCAAAATCGCAGCAATCACAAAACCACTTGTCGGCGACGGTAATATGACCGCATCCGACTTCATCACGTTCGCAGCGCGAGTCAGCAATCCGTCGAACCAGATGAGTCTGCTCACCGCTCCAAAACTACTGGCCTACTGCATCAAGAACGGCCACTGGAGCATTTTCGAGCAGGCCAGTATGACGGTCGAGATTCAGACCAGCCGCGCCATCTCCGCTCAGATCATTCGCCATCGCTCGTTCTGCTTCCAAGAATTTTCACAACGGTATGCGCCGAGTGATTCACCGGAGCCGGTCGAACTTCGCACTCAGGATCGAGTCAACCGCCAGGGAAGTGGCGATTCGTTCGATCAAGACTGGGCGTACGACGCGGTGGCCAAGTCTGTCGATCTTGCATTCAAGACCTATCGCCAGCTCCTCCAGGAGGGTGTGAGCCGCGAGACAGCGCGAATGGTCCTGCCGCTCTGTACGCAGACGACTCTGTACATGACTGGCAACATCCGCTCATGGATTCATTACTTCGAGCAGCGGTGTGCGAAGGGTACGCAGAAGGAGCATCGCCAGATCGCGCTAGCCATTCGAGACGGCATTTTTGCCGAGCATTTCCAGGTCATTCACGAAGCGATTACGAGCGAATAAAATGAACAAACCCAAACCCAAACGTCCCGTTGCCAAGATGTTTGTCGTGTCAGACGACACGCACAAGAGACTGAAAGAGTATGCAGTTAAGAAAGGCTACAAACTACAATACGTAGCAGACGAAGCGGTCAGTGAATATCTAAAGAGACAGGAGGCGAAATGAGCGAGCAAAACAAATCAGAGACGGTACGACTAACATTCAAAGGACTACTGTCCATTTACCTGCCGGACGAGAAGGCGGTGGAAGTTTACAACGCCACCGAACTGTCCTGCCGCAGGAACAATTGGGGAATCGCAATCGACGAGAGCAACCGGCTTGACTTCGTTCCGATGGTGAAGGTGGAGGAAACGAAATGAACATCGAACAAACCAAAGAAGCCATCCGCGTCATGCAGGCATTTGTGGATGGGAAGGAAGTGATATCAATGCGTACACCTGGTGTAACAGCAGATGATCCGTATTGGAACTGGGGTAACGACACAAAAATGTACCACATCAAACCCACCCCTGTCCTCCGCCCGTGGACTGCGGATGAGGTGCCGCTGGGGGCGCAAATGCGTAGCAAGCTGGATCCAAGCCACCGATGGCTGGCGGGTAACACAGGAACTGATAATGATCGGATGAAATTGCTTGAAACCATCGAACACTCCACCGACGGCGGCAAAACATGGCACCCGTGCGGGGTGATGGAGGAGGCGAAATGAGCGCACCAATCAACGACGGAGGACCGGCGTTTCCAACTGCTGCAACCGCGACAACGCATGGATTCTACCAAGACGGTCAACCTTGCATGACCCATTACGGTTCGAGATCTGGCATCACTGTCAGAGACTACTTCGCGGCGGCTGCGTTGCAGGGGAATCTAGCAGGACAATCAGTCGATGTTGGCTATTACGAAGGCAAAGATGCATGGAATAAAGCGGCCAAAGATGCATACGCAGTGGCCGACGCGATGCTCAAAGCGAGGGAGGCCAAGCCGTGACACCAGAAGCACAGCGTATTGCTATCGCGGAAGCGTGTGGGTGGAAGAATGTGGATGCAGGTTCCGGAAGGGTGTGGGGAGTTACGACACGACATAAAGGCACACCAAGCGAATTTGATGTGTGTGTCGATGTCCCGAACTACCCGTTCGACCTCAACGCCATGCACGATGCGGAGAAGGTGTTTTGGGACACCGGAAAAGCGATGGAGTTTACAAACCAACTCGTTGGCATCGTCTGTTCAGCGCGAGGATTCCGATGGGACAAAGGCACTCCAGATGATCATTTGATGTGTCTATCTCACGCCACCGCAGCCCAACGAGCAGAGGCTTTCCTTCGCACGATTGGAAAATGGAAGGGGGCGAAATGAGCGACACCCCAATATCAGACAGCACTCCGCACAACGTGGCCGAACTCGGCATGCTGTGCAGGAGTCTCGAACGCGACCTCACCGCAGCCAATACAATCATCCGTCAGCAGCAATTGTTGGATGAAGCAAACCTGCGGCTTCAAGAGCGCATCAAGCGGTTGGAGGAGGCGGGCGACGGCCTGTATTCATGGATCGAAAGAGAAACCCCAATCACGATCTTACTCAACTGGAGCGATGCCATGGAGGACAAGCAGTGAGCGCGAGCATTCCGAGATGTTGTTGGATTCTGACTCACGGCGACATCGTTGCCGAATGTGGCGCACCGGCCACGCATCGTTGCCCTGAAACATGCGCGACGTTCTGTTACGATCATGCCGATGATTACTCGGACTGCTTCGGAGATGATTCGTTGATCGAATTACCAACCATGAAGTCAAAGCAATGAGAACCTCAACCGAAACACTGATCAAAGCCATGCGGATATTGTCATCCGATATTCAATCCGACGATGGCGTGGCAAACGCAGCGATTGCTGAAGCAGCGCAGCGACTGGAAGAACAACAAGACCGCATCAAGCGGCTGGAGGAGGCTTTGGACTTAGTAGTACTTCACTGCTCATGGGTTCATCATTCAAAAAAACATCAACACAAATACGGCGAACCATGTCCGGTAGTTGCGTTGATTGAAAAAGCCAAGGAGGCCAAGCCGTGACTATCACAATCAAATCGTGGATCATACCAATACTTATTACAGTAATTATGTTGTGCGTCATGTTCAGGCCATACCGTTCCAGCGGGCAGTATGACTTTGGACAGATCTTCCGGCTGTTTTGGCTGATACCGATCGGAGCCGTTTGGATGGTTTACATGGGTGTACTTCTAATCATCAAGGAGGCCAAGCCGTGAGAACCTCAACCGAAACACTAATCGCAGCCATGCGGATATTGTCTCAGGATATTCAATCCGAGGACGGCGTGGCCAACGCAGCAGTCGCTGAAGCAGCGGAGCGACTAGCGGAGCAGCACATGCGCATCACCCAACTAGAGCGAGAGAACGACGCTCTCCGCGCCGATCTGCTGCTGTGGGAGAACGGAGGGCCGTTGCCGTGAAACGCTACACCCACATCGTATTGCGACGAATGCCTCCTTTGAACGGATTCAGCATCAAAACTCCAGACGGTAAGTTCCTTAGCGACGTCCGCCCACGGGGCATCGTGCAAGAACTCAATCGTCTAAACGACCGGATCAAAGAACTCGAAGCCAAAGTGGATGAACTCCACGACTTGGAGAAATGGTTGGAGGGAAGATGATTGTACCCATCGGCCCTGCCGCATTCGTGTTCCGTCACAAGCGAACCAAGCAAATCGTCGTCGCACCCAGCGAGCGGTGGCATGAGTACTACGATAACAAAGAGGACTGGGAACACACTGCGAGCGTGAATGCTTGCGGAGCTTTACAGTACATCATCGACGCCAAACCGGCTGAGAGGAACCGATACATCAAGTCACTTACGGAGAAACCATGAAGGTTAAAAAGAAAAGCACAGTCATCACAATCGACTCAGAACTTCATTCCGAGCTGCGCGCTGTTAGCGAAAAGCATGGAATCAAGATCGGATTTCTCGCTGAAAAAGCGGTGAGAGAACTGCTGGCAAAGATGAGCAATACGACGCAAGTAAGCGCATCCTTGACGGCAGTCACCCATTAGTAAGCGATTCGTACCGTGTGGTACGGACAACACCCTCTGGCCGTCATGAAGCGGCGGTCGGAGGGACAAATTTCCTAAAACTATGAATCTAAGAGAATACCAACAGAAAGCAGTAGAGTGGGCCAAAACTAGCGATGGTCTGATCATCGCTCCGGCAGGGAGTGGCAAGACCTGGATTGCCGCGAGCATCATCAAGCACTTTGAGAAAGGACGACCGGGATGGAGGTTTGGCTGGCTCGCCCCAACACGCGAGACATGTCAGCAAGCGCGCACATCGCTCCGCGTTGCCGGTGTACCTGACGAGGTAGTTGAGGTGCGTTGTCCGCATGAGTCAGTGGACTTTAGCAAGAAGGACATACTGATCGTTGACGAAGCGAAGCACAGCCCCGCTGCTGGATGGCGACGCATCATCGAATCCTGTGACGGAGAGCGTTATGGTTTTGACGCCACGCCGTGGAGTGACAACGAGGATCGTAATATTGTCATCAAGGAGCTGTTCAACCAGCGAGTCTACGAAATCAAACGCAGCGACATCGGCGATTCATTGGCCGACGCTTATCTCGAACTCTCCGACGCAACTGATCTGAATCTGAAGCAGAAGATCGATGACAACATCGACCGGCTGTTTGTAACAAGACGGCGGTATATGCGGATAAGTGATGACGAATTAAAACGCATGTGCGCCTGGGAATCGCTCGTTGAAATCGGCATCTGCGAGAACCGTGAGCGCAACGATTACGCCATAAACTACGCGCTGGACCACCTCGACATGCAGACGCTTATCCTCATCCCTCGCATCACGCTGGGCGAGGACTACGAAAAGCGCATTCCGAATTCTCTGCTCGTCCATTCCAAGATTGCGAAGAAGCAGCGCAAGGCCGCGATGGAGGAGTTCAAGGCCGGTAATCTGCGAACCATGATTGCCACAAGTCTGGCCGACGAAGGACTCGATCTGCCGAATGTCGAATTGCTCATCATGGTGAGCGGCGGTCGGTCGTCGCAGAAGACGATTCAGAGGGCGAGTCGCGCATTGCGAAAAACAGAAACCAAAAACTGTGCGACAATCGTAGACTTCTCTGACAAGTTCCACCCCATCGGAGCGTTTCACTCGAAAAAGCGAATGAAATGCTACCGAGAACTAGGTTGCGTCTTCCTCCAATGAGTGCATCAATTACAACGACAACAAACGAAACAGCCACGCCCACAGAGAACGTGGTTTATCTGATCGGCGAACTTCGAGGTATCAGCCGTCAAACAGAAACCAAAACAGGTGCGCTTATGGTGCGCCGCGTTATATCCGTCGCTCGCCATTGGACGGATGCGGATGGCCGATTCCACGAAGACTTCGATGAGTTCGAACTGTCCTCATGGGGGCAGGTGGCTGAGAAGATTATGGAAGTCGCCAATGGCGCGCTGGTGCGTGTCAAAGGCCGTGTGAAGGTTGAGAAGTGGTCGGACGGTGGTGACACGAAATCAGCCGTTCGAATCGCTGCCGAACAAATAACCGTGCTATGTTACTGATTTATGAAGACCTGCTCAAAGTGCAATGCAGAAAAGCAAATTGAAGCCTTCTCTCTCAACAAGAGGAGAAAAGACGGAAGGCAAGATTGGTGCAAGGTGTGCGTTTCAAATAGATTTTTTGAAAACCGAGATTTGATTTTGCAGAAATCTGCTGATTACCGACAAAAAAACAGGGAAAAACTTCGGCAGTATCAGTCTGTTTACAACGCGGTTCACGCATCAAAAATTAGAGAGCATTCACGAGACAGACGCTCAAAAATAAAACTCGATCCTATTAAATTCCAAAGATTTAAGGATCAGACAAGAATGGGATGCAAACTTTCAAAACTTAAGCATGCAGACCGAGAGCTTGCCAGGATTGCTGTTAAGAAGGCTATTAAGGCTGGAGAAATTGTAAGGCCGGAATACTGCTCGGCGTGTGGGGTTCATTGTAAACCAGAGGCGCATCACGACAGTTACGAGCAGGGACAGTGGCTCTCGGTTAGATTTTTGTGCAGAAAATGCCACAACATTCACCATCGGAAATATCCAGAAACAAAAACTGAGAACAAACTGACAACAGCATGAAAACAATAATTGCGGTAGACCCAGGGGTTGGAGGCGGCTTTGCGGTTCACACAAGGGACGGAATTCTCCTGTTCCCGATGCCAGATTCGGTGCCTGACATGCACCAGCTTTTACTCGGATTCAAAGTTACTGAGTCCCAATTGTGGATTGAGAAAGTTCCCAAGTTCGTGAGCAAGCTGACTCCTGCTGCAAGCGTTGCCACGCTACATGAGAACTACGGAATTATCCAAGGGTTGGCCTACGCTCAAGGTTATGCGCTTCACCGCGTAGAACCGAAAATCTGGCAAGATCCGCTTGGACTTGGAGGACGTAAATCATGTGGAACAGGACCAGAATGGAAACGCAAACTTCGAAGCAAGGCCCAGGAATTGTATCCGCACCTAGACGTGACGCTTCGCAACTGCGACGCCCTGCTGATTCTGCACTATGCCATTGGAGGCGGCAGATGATCCGTAGATCCAGTCGCCCTCCAACGGAGAGTGAGATAAAGCAAATGCTCATCGCCGCTTTCTGCATGGGCATGATCATCACGTCCGCGTACTTCATCTTGTTCATCCTCAAATGAGCGAGAATAACCTCAAACCTCTCGCAGAGGAGACGGACGTTGAGACACTTCGAGCGGCCATCGCAGAGTACCAATGGTTGGCCAAGACCTTATTCAAATCTTTGGGGTGCGGATGCTACGGAGGACATGACCTTTGCTACAACTGCACCCAAGCTGAGAGACACTACAAACACACAACCGAGACATACAAATAATGAGCGCAATTAAACAACAGACAATCCGAGTGGCAGACGCGGATGAATCCACGCCAAGAATAGACTTCGCCTACATCGACAAGAAGTACAAGGAATGGCTGGTTCGCCGTGGATTTTCCAATGAACTTGGAAACGAACTTGGAATGCGACGGCCAAACGGACGACGTGGCAAACGAATTGACCCTGATGAAATCTGAAATTACGCGAGAACAACTGTTGAAGGAAGCGCCTCGGCTGATCGAGTATGCCATTCTTCGCGGCTGGATGAGTAAGCCCAAACCAAAATCTGATGATGCTTGGCATTGCAGTGGATCAGGACATCTCGACGACGCTTCAGACGATGAAATACAGGAACTCCGCAAAAAGCTCGGTGGAGGTTGAACTCCTCTCCGACGACGTAGAGATACGGATCGGAGAAACCAAGTGGGCAGGCGTGGCCTACATGCGAGAAGGCAAGAGCAAGGTCTACGTTCGAACCAAAGCCGAATTCAAGGCCAAGTTCGTTCTGGTCGATGCGAAGCCCTAACCTATACATCGCCGCACAAGAGCAGCTCTTTGCGAAGTTTCAGTCACGCTCCATCGCCATCCAGCATTGGAGCAAGTACCTGATGACTCCCAAAGAGCTTGCTCTCCTTTTTCAGAAACTAGAGAAATCAAATTCTGTTCTTCGCGAGATAGCCAAGACTGATCTTGGCCAAAGCGGGGAATTAGCGAGAAAACAACTTGGAATCGAATGAATCAATCAAAGATCGACCGTGCGCGTGCGTGGCTTAGAAACACGCCAGGTGCCGTCGCAGGTCAGGGCGGTCATAACGCAACCTTCGCCGTGGCAACCGCGCTCATACACGGTTTTGAGCTGAATGCGGGGGATGCGGAGACACTCCTGCATGAGTACAACTCGAAATGCCTCCCACCGTGGAAGCCGAACGAGTTGGCGCACAAGCTCGATCAGGCGTCCAAGGTTCCGCACGACAAGCCGCGTGGATGGCTTCTCGAATCGAATTCCAGCATGGTGCAGGGCGGAACTCCGGTGTCTCCAACCGGCAAGTTCGTGGTGCGAAAGATCCAAGCAATTCCGCAATCGGACTTTCGATTTTCAACCATAGATTTCTTAAAAGCCTGCTTTGAACCAGATGAAGTTGTCTGCATCTGCAATGACATCGTAAGCGACGACGAAGGTCGGACTCGGCCAAACTCCAAGGGTACATTCCTCAAGCGCGACGAATGGATTAAGAACCATTTCACTCCGCCCATCAGCGCCATGTGGAACGGTCCTGACAGCCGTGGCGCATACGTCCGCGTCAACCCGTGCTTCGATGAGAGTGGTTCTGATTCAGGCGTGGCAGCGTTCCGCCATGTGCTGGTCGAGATGGACGAGAAGACGAAGGACGAGCAGTGGACAATCCTCAAGGAGTCCAAATTGCCGATGTCCGTCGTCATCGATTCCGGCGGAAAGAGCTTGCACGGCTGGGTACGAGTCGATGCGGCGAACAAGGAGGAATGGAGCGAGCGTCGTGATGTCGTCTATCGCCAGTTAGAAGCTCTCGGCATCGACCCAAAGAACAAGAACGCGAGCAGGTTCAGCCGGTTGGCCGGTGTGATGCGCGATGGCAAAGAGCAGAAGCTGTTGGCCATCAATGTGGGTGTCGTGAACTGGGATGCGTTCACGGACTATCTGGAGTCGCAGGACATGCCTCAGGAGTTCTCGCTCGATAGCATCATCGAGTACGACCCGAAGAATGATCCTGACAATCTGATCGGTGACAGATGGCTACGTCGCGGTTCATCGCTTCTCTTCGTAGGCCAAAGTGGTTGCGGCAAAAGCTCGATGGCCGCGTATCAGGGGATGAAGTGGGCGTCCGGCGAAGCATGGTTTGGCGTAAAGCCCGTCCGGGCGTTAAAAGTGGCTTACATCCAGGCGGAAAACGACATCGCCGATCAGCATGACGCACTCAAGGGTGCGGCTCAGATGACGTTTGGAAAGGAGAACTGGGAGCGAGGATTGCGGAGTGTTGACATGCTCTTCTTCCGCGAAACGGTTCGAACCGGAACAGACTTCGCGACAATGCTCCGCCGCCTCGTTCGCAAGACCAAGGCTGACGTGGTTTACATCGATCCGCTGCTCTCCTACATGGGCGGCAATCCTGCGGACATCGAGGTCTGCGCGAACTTCACGCGGCATCTGCTCCAGCCGATTATGATGGAGACAGGTGTTGTCCTGGTACTCGTCCATCACTTCCCGAAGCCGAAGGGCAAGGATGACAAACCGGAGAGCGTGGCAGATTTGGCCTACTCAGGATTCGGATCGTCCGATCTAACGAACTGGGCGCGCGAGGTGATTGTGATGAAGGAGGTTGGCTTCAACAACCCGCGCAAGTTCATGCTTGGAATGGCAAAACGGGCCGACCGTTCCGGCATGACTGACAAGGAAGGAAAAGTCACCGGATCGATTATGATCCAGCGTGGTACGGGCGGCGACATCTCATGGAACTACGCGGAACCTGAGAAGTTTGTCGTTGATAAGGAGTCGGCCAAGAAACCGCATTCCAAAGGCAAATATCCTAAGCGTTAGCCTTCTCACGCTCGGCACGGCGACGACCTTTCGCAGCGAGCGATTGGAACTTTGCCTTGCCGAGCTTCTTGCGTCCGATGTAAGCCGCAAGAGCGCGAGGTTCTCTCACACCTTTCTTCTCAAGATTGCCGATCAGCTTCTCGTAACGACCTCCACCGCCAAGTTTCATCTTATCCATAAATTTACCAGAGGTTGTTGCAAGCCCAGTAACGAGCCGTTGTTTTATCTTTTGCCGTCTCGCAGTTTTGCCGCGAGCGAAAATTTGCCCGACGTTTCTTGTTGTGATGCTTGGTGAAGTCGGAATACCGAACATCACCGAAATGCACGACAACCACGTTTCCTTTGGAATTCTTGACGAATGCCGTTTTCTTCTTCGGATACGGAGTAACACCATTGATCTTTCGAGGTGAATTGAGCGTCACCTTACGGCCACGCCAAGTGTTACCTTTTTTGGAGAGGGAGGTTTTCATTTCTCAAGATCCTCCTTAATCATCTGATAACGATCCTGTTCCATCTTCAATATGCGCGGCCACATTCTCTCAATCTTGTTCATTTGAGCCTGCGTTGCCGTATCGATGGGCTTTGAAACGATGTTCAGGTATTCTGGAGTCTTGATGATTTTGCCAATCGCTGCCTGAACGCTTTCCTCAAGACCCTTGCGAAGCCCAGAGTATGCGGCGTATCCACCAAGGCCAGCACCGGCACCAAGCGGCCCGTAAGCCTGATATCCGAGATATCCCGCTATCGTCGGGGCGACAACCTTGCTGAAAACACTCGGCTTGCCTAGATCAGAAACTTGTTCCAACTGGTCGGCAATCTTGGAGATTTTGGATACGCCGTCATCACCAAGAAGTCCTTTTGTGACTCCGTAATATTTCCCCGGAGATTCCTTTGAGCCAACAAGATCCTTGATCTTTGCAGTGTTGATTTTGTTTCCATCAACAGACTCGGCGATAATCCTTCCAACCAAGATGTTCTGAGCATCACCGATCAGATCAGGACGAGCTTGGCCAACAGCCTTCAGGAATCGTTGGCTTCTGTAACCCAAAGACTCTTCACCCTTAGCGGTCAAAAAGTCGATAAGGCTAGTCGGCTCAAATTGATCCAACTGACCTCCAGGTTGCAAAGCCTTGTTGACTATTGCAGCAAACTTATCTTTTGCCGCGCTTGTGGTTTCGACAGCTTCTTCAAGCGCCTTGTAGAGCGGCTTTCCTGTTTCAACCTCAAGGTTTCGGATTACGTCATCGAGCTTGAGCTGGTCGAGTACATCCTGCTTTGCAGCCCCAGCATCGCGCACCCTAGCCTTAATTTTTCCAAGAGAATCAATAATCCGAGATTCTCTCCCGGTTATGTTTTCAGATGTCAGGTTGGCCTTTGTTTTTTCAAGCTGGTTCCTCTGCTCCAGCAGCGCGTCCATCTTCTGCTTTGCACCTTGAACACCCTCGTCAACCTGAGACTGGAGGTCTTCGATGTTTTTCTTGAGCTGGTTCGCTTGCTGTTCGACAGAGGCTCTCCTGTTGATTAGCGCGTTGTACTGGGTTGCAACCTGATTGATTTCGCTCAAATCAGGAAACAGCTCTTCAATAACCTCCTTCTGAATGCCGGTTCCAATTCCAGATTTTCCGGCTGAAATCTTCTCCAAAAACTGGTTCGGATTTTCTCCCCGAATCTGAGTGTAAACGTACTGCCTTAGATTCGGCTTAAAACCTTCGTATCTGTTTCCAAGCAAATTCTGAATCAACTTGAGATTCTGTGCGCCACTTGCCCCAGCAATCGTCGATACGATTCCAGGCATGCCGCCAGCCTCACCAGCCTCTCGCAAAACTTTGTCAGCAAAGACACCCTTGAACCGAGTTATGCCCTCTTTGTAGAGCCGGTTTTCGTTTTGAAGCGCAGCCTTCAGGCCAGCATTAGATTCAAGAGCCTTGTCGATTTGTGAATTTACATCATCAAGCCTTTCAAAAACTGAAAAATCAGCCTTTTGAACCTGCTTGTTGAAGTCAATCTCATCGAGGATTTTGGTTCTTTCTTCTCTGAGTTGATTGACGGTTTTTTGCTTTGGAACTTCTACGCCTTTTTTGTTTTTCTCCATCACAGTAATGGAGATTTTTTCAAGTTGAGGTTCCAACTGTCCGTACCCCTTTTTTCGCTCAGCCTTGAAATCACTCAGCTCTTTCTGGGCAAGCTCTTGAGCCTGAAGTCCAAGCTCCTCTTTGCTGATTCCAGCGGCAGGACCATATCCGGCAGCTTGGCCAGCCTTGATGCTTGCTATCTGCTGATTCAGATCGGAAATCTGAGCATCGAGAGCTTGACGTTCAACAGACTCACTGGGGATTGCTGCACGTTGAGCCTTGAGCTGATCAAGCTGATCTTGAACCTGCTGCTCTTGAATTCCAATACGACCTTCAACCGAACGAACAACGTCGGTCAGGCGAGCATCTCGGGACGCATTTTTACGATCAACAATGTTAGTGACTCGGTTTCTAAGCGCCTCGGACTGATTTACGAAATTATCGACTGCCTGATTGGCCGCGTTGACAGCAGCTTGATCTTCAGCACGAACAAACTTTTCAAGTTCACCTTTGATGGCGGAAGAAAGCTCTTGTCCTGTAAGGCCGGAAGAACCAGCAGTGTTTAACGACTGAACGACAACATTTTTAATCTGGTCCGAAAACTGTTGAGGATTCAGCCCTGAATTAGGCGAATAAAGCGTTCTAGCCAAGTCTGATGCAAAACGCTCGGAGATGCCTACAGCTCCCTGCCGAGTCATTTCCTTGCTGATTTCATCAGCTCGATCTTGGATAAATTGCTGGGTAAAAGGACGTTGAAACTCAGCAGCGATTGCTCTTGGACTGAATCCTTTTGCGCGAAGAGTAGCTCCAGCAATTCTAGTAGACCCGCTCAAAGCAGGGCTAAGAAACCCACCAAGACCAGTCCGAAGAAGGGCATCAGAAAAATCAGCCGATTCCTGATCGAGAGATTCGAGTCCAGCTTGAGCGCCAGAAGTCAGCATTCCTCCACCGGCTTCTTTTACCACTTGAGTCAGCTTTCTGGCCTGCTGTGCGACAGGGACACCAGGAATAGCTTGAGCAAACATCTCTCCCGCTCGATACGGCTCAGGAGAAACTGTTTGGCCAATAGCCGCAGTTGTAAGTCCAACGCCAGCTTCTGTTAATGCTCCAGCAAGCGGTGTCATCCCAGCCACAAATGGAGCAGCCAATAAAGAGCCTGCAATCGGAAGCCCCGTTGCAAATCCACGACGCATTCCGCGAGCTTCAGCAGCACCAAGCGGAGTGAATTGTCCAGACGGAGCGATTCGAGCTTCAGTTCCGCCGACAAACGGACTGATTTGTCCAGTTGGCTCTGCCATTTGGCCAAATTGACGGAGAAACTGCTCGCCCATCCCAACATCCTTCGCATCCTGAACCGCCTGCTCAAGCTGCTGAGGAGAGCCAACTTGCGCCTGAACCTGAGCAGGAGTCAGCGCGGAGACTTGGCCCTGCTCCTCTCGACGACGCATCTCGGCGATGGTGGCTGGACCTGATGGCTGCGCCGAACCACGCAAAACTGAAAGGACGTCAGCTTCAGTCGGTTGCGTATCGGACTCTAGTACAACACGCTTACGAACGCCGTTGTCGTTAACCGTTACAGCAAATTTTGGCATAAGTTATTACGGGATGACTTCGACGGATTCGATCTTGATTCCGCCAGATGAAGGAGCGGCGGCAGGAGTCTGCTGCTGGCCGAACGGAGTCAGTGGCAGCTTGAACTGCTTAATAAGATCGTTGGCAAATCTAACCTGAGTGGGCGTGATTCTATATGTATCTTTAAGAGAATTAATTGTTCCGTATAAATCTTCAGTCGCCATTACTCCAAAATTTCGAACATCGTCAGCAAAGTTTTGGCTCTTGACGTTACCTAGAGCGGCCAGCAAACGCTGCATTTCTTGGTTTGTTACAGCTTTACCGGACTTCGCAAAAGCAACCGAGTTAAATTCATCTTGGAATCGTTGCAATAGCGCGTAAGCGTCCTTCTCCTCTTTAGTCTTTGCCCCAGCCAACCGCTTTTTAATATCAGTCACCCTTCCGTCAATAATTCCTACATACTTTTGAATAGACTGAGGTCCATAGTTATTTTCAAACTCATCAAGTTTTTTGACCAAATCGCTAGATTTTCTAGAAATAACTTGGTTGGCTGTTAGTTCTTTTAACCCATCACCTTCTGGAGGTTTCCACCTTCCAGTCAGAGCGTTGTTTCTGATAAAAGCATCAGTTTGCTCGTCCGGTTTTCCAAAAGCAGATGTGTACTCAGAGATGGCGAGTTCAGCGTTCCTCTCCTGAGTTCTTTCAGTTGAAGATTTTCCGCGTTCCTTGGCCAGTTTGATTGCATCTCCAATTCGTTTTTCAAACGGAAGAGTGCTGTCTGTCTGTGTGTACGCTGCCCTTACGTCTTGGCTATAATCTTTCAGCTTTCGGGTTTCCAAAAGCCTCGGCATGTACTGATCAAAAACAACCTGATCAATAGAACCTTCTGGAGTTACAACCTTAACATTGTACAGCTCTTGAATATCAGCCGCATCGCTTAGCTGCTTGTTTTCTATGGTTTGCAGGGATTTCTGGAGTCGCGCGCGAGGAGCGTAATTGTCAAGTTGTTGGCTGATCTGGAACATGACGTTCTGATTTGCCTTGGACTTAACCGGAAGAAATTTTGGAAACTCAGCCTTTGGATTCCTGAAGAATTCGTCGCGCAGTTGCAGATTGGTCTGCATGTTGCCGTAATCTTCAGTTAGCTTAGCCTGCTCATCCAGTGCCTGATTGTAAGCGTTGAGCTGAATCTTATTCTGAAGATCCGCCTGTTGCTTACGCATCTCCTGATCAGCCAGTTGCATCTGAAACTGCTCCATCATCCGCGCCTGCGTCTGTGCGCGGTCGAACAGATTTGCACCTAACTGAAATGCTTGAAGAGATTGGTCGGCCATAAGATTAGCGTCCGTAGTTTGAAGAGCCGTACTCCGGGAATAGACTCGTAGAAAGCGGTGTGATATCCGACCTCGTCGGAGTCGGCGCATAAAGATTCGGATAAATCTCAGGATCGTTCTGAGGATTGTACGATGGTGACGGCCCACGTTGGCCAGCCATCAACCCCTGATACATTCCGTACTGCGACAGCGCGCCACCGGCAACACCGCCAAAGTTGGTAAGCGCAGTTTGCGCCGCCTGCTGCATCGGCGACGGAGCGGCAGCCACCTGAGCGGCAGTCAAATCACGCCCGTACATTCTGGCCTGCTGTTCTTGAATCGCGCCGATCCGTTGAGCGGGTGTGATGAACATGCTGCTCACTGAGAACGGTTGAGCCATGCCAAACGTGCGCTGCTGCTGGATGAAGTTCTGAGCTTGAGCAAGACCCTGATTCTGGATCTGCATCGATGTCAGACCCAAATCGCGAGCGGTCAGCGAACGGCCAAATCCAGAGCCAGCACCGAATCCTCCAGACAAAGCGCGTCCAGCGGTCGAGCGTTGAACCTGAGCGGAAACCTCGGGCGAAAGCTCACCGCGCAACGCTGCGCCGATATTCTGCCCAGCCTGCTGAACGATCTGGTCATAGCCTGGAATCGCACGGCGAAGCTGAGTTTCAAGCAATGACTGTTCGGCGGATGTCGTCTTCTCGGCCAGCTTGGTGGCAGGCTCAAGCGCGGCAATGTTTTGCCGGATAGCGTTGGTCTGTTCCTGCTCAAAGTTAATCGGCTTCAGCTCAGGAACCTTCGGCTTACGTCCGCCGAAAAGCCCACCGAGCAAGCTCCCAATGCCGGAGATTGCCGCTCCGCCCAAAATTGCCGTTCCCGGGTCGATCATAAATTATCCTTTTGGTTCAGAACCATTGCGAAAACCCTCCGCCATTCAATCCGACGCCCACCATGCGTATCGTCGCGACAGCGTCACCCAGATACTGCATCGTCTGCTCCTGCACAGCTTGAACAG